TCATACCTGCTCCCTGATGAGGACCACAGAAGAAGTTATAGTCTCCTGCATCAGCAAATACAACGTCTTGTGATTCTCCAGGAGCAAACAATAGTGATTCTCTGGAAAGATCTGGACGTGCCTCTACAATAATATTATGTGGAGGTAGTGATTCATTGATAAAGTGAATCGTGTCACCTGCTGAGATTGTAATCTCGTTAGGTTCAAATGCTAGGTTGCCATTGGCACCCATTTTAACATCTACTGCCCAGACAGGAAGCGCAAAAAATAGTGTAGCCAAAACTGCAAAAAAGAATTTCATATTTCTCTTGCGACTACACTATCTATAGGAGATTATGTCTTATAAATCAACCATTTGTTTGAACTTCCTAACTTAGGAGGTCAACCAATTTGTTTATCTTTCTTCTCCACTGTAGGTGCTTGTTTTGGTTCATCATCTTCCTTCTTTTTCTTAGAAGGCATCACTCCGAAGGTAGCTAATGTACCAGTAAAAACGGAAGCAATAAAAGTTGGGTCGATATTTTTCTGAGGAACACCAGGAACAGTTACATAATTAAGGGTCAGAATTGCTGCTGACCAACCAAGTATGATAACTCGGACGAGAGTTGATACACCCTCATCCGCCCACTCAAATTTATTTTCCTTTTTGGTTTCCTCTTTCTTCTTAGGATTTGACTCCATGGATTAAAGAGCAAGGCACTTTTATTTATTTAATAAAACCGTTCTCTTCCAACCATTCACGAGTCATTGGGGTAGGATCATAGTCCGTCCACATTGTGCCACGAGCACAGGACTCAAGTGCATCCTGAGTCATACCTGCAGTTTTACCTGCCCAGGTTGCTTCCTTCTCCCAAGGTTGTGCTGAAGGTGGATATGTACGTTCTACAATCTCTTGCCACAATGCTGGTACTTCCTCTGCAGGTTTGATGATAGCAATCATACTATTATCAATCGTGCCTGCCATGCAGTCTTGTGCAGCGTGCCATCCTTCATGACGCATTACACTCATCAATACTCCAGGACGACCCATAAATCTTTTGTTCAAAAAGAAGTTATTAGAAACAGTGTGATACACTCCTCGGTGTCCTACTGGAAAATACTTCTCTGGTGCTAGAAACACTTTAACTCCGATTGTGTTAAGGGAAACGAGCATTGAGTTGAACTCAAGAGCAACAGGAGTAAAAGACTCAGTATTAGGATACTGACTAGAAACATCAAGGAGGTTATTGATTTCTTTGACTCCATCAGTACACTCCCCCAGTAGCATACAACCCATCGCATCCATACTGTAATAACCTTGTGTCAGGTTTTCTTCAGCCCGAACTGGAGTCGTCCCTAATAGGCAAGTACCAATTAGGATTGAGCTCAAGGCACTTTTCAAGTTTGTAAACTTTTTCATCATGTGTCTCCTTCAAATAAGTTTGGAATTTTTCTTCGATATTGTTTGTGTTTGTATTACCTTGACTTACCCAGTCATGACAAAATTCATACACTGCACGGCAGTGGTCTTCTAAATGGTGACTTAGAGCACGAAATACTGCAGCACGTAATTGCATACGGTCATCAGCATATCTCCAGTCTTTTGGGAACTCAGACATAGTAAAGAGTTATCTTTGATTAGTATATATCGCCGTCCTTAGTAATCAAGTATTCTTTTTCTTGTTTTAAGATTTCAATTTCAGATTCTAATTTAGCATACTTTACCAAGATTTTAAAATGCTCTGATTCCAGATTAGCAATTCGGTGTTTAAGCAATTCGACTTGATCCAAAATTTCTTTCTTTTTCATTAGTAATCCATGTTCCCACCATAACTGATGCAAGTCTTTTTGTTTTCTGCTGATGATCTACACCACTGCCTCACATATGCATCTGCATCTTTGGTCATTGAGAAGTGTGCATGATTATGGAGCATCCCTATTGTGATGAGCACACCGATAGTGATCAGATTGTAATGAACTGCTGGATGAGTGATCATCTTTATAAAATAATCTTTCATAAAAAAAGGGGAGTGCCATGGCATCCCCAGTATAACATCTAGATGTTTATGTGTTTATCAGAAGGAGTACTTAAGACCCACTTTAGCACCATATCCACGGTCAATGTCAGCATCGCCAGATCCGACGAATGAGACTTCACCATATGCACCAAGTGCATCAGATACAGCAACACCAAGACCTGCCTTACCAGAAGGAACAGTGTCACTCTCAGCACCATCAGGAGAAACCAAGGTAGCACCACCTTGAACGTAGTATGATGCAGACTCACCTAGTGCGCCTTCATAACCAACGTGAAGGTCAGTTGCGGTTCCAGAGTAGTCCGATCCCGTCCAACCAGCATTTGCTTCCACGTTGACGTAGGGACCTGCAAGGGCAGCACCTGCAGAGACAGAGAGAGCAGCAGTTGCTGCGAATACAGATTTGATGATCATTTTGTTTAATACCTTTTTTACTTGTGGAATTTACCCACAGATGATAGCAGACTCGACGTGTCTGCGTTTGTTACAGTTCGTAAAGCACGTGCCTCACGAATGTTTATTTATACTATCAGATTCTTTTGATCTTGTCAAGCAAGGATAAGTTTCTTAGTATAGTCATATGCATACAATTCCCTGTTGCCTTTGATGCCCCATCCCAACCACGTATATGCAGGTCGCATATAATAAGAAATGGTTTGATCATGCCCTTCAAATACAGGAAGAACACGTTGGAAGATAGGTTCGTTAATCATCCATCGAGTCTGACCTTCCAGACTACTAGGATCACAGATATACTTGGCACAGAAGTTTCCAAGACCTTTGTAACGACCGATAGAAGTCCATTGGATCAAACCATACCCACCAACCTTACATTCAGTGTAAGAGATGCGAGAACCACCCTCACAGATGTTGGGAATAAACTTACTCTCCTGTTTGATATTACCCATGATCGTAGCAAGAGCATTGCGATCAGTAATTTTAGTATGCTTTTGTAGTTCTTCTAAAACATACTGCTCCTCTACAGTACAGTCATCACACTTCCAGGTGAGATCATACTCTATTGTAGCATTCTCTACTGGTGGTGGAGCATCAATCTGATTAATAGAAGGATATGCACAACCCGTAGATGGAATAATAGTTGCTAAAGCAATTGGTAATACTTTGTTAAACATTAGATTCATTGAAAACAACATCCGTCACAGAAGGTTTAGACCTCACACAGCAAAAGGGACCACTTTTGACGGTGGTCCCTAAGAATAGCACAGTATTCAGTTTTCGTCAACAGTGAGTTAGGTTAGGAACAAATCTCTTTCAATTGCTTCCAATTCATTAAGTTCGTCCTGAGAACCTTCATCTTCTGGATGAACACTTCTAGGAACTTCCTTCAAGTAATCAAGGATCCTTGATGGTTTTGTAATTTCATACGGATCTGATGTGCAGTTATCAGATTGACCATCTTCACTAAAGATAACTTCAAACTGATCAGAATCGATAATTGAAGAATATCTCCATGATCTAACACCTAGACCGACATTTGACTTAAAGACATTCTTACCAATTTGTCTGCTGAAGAACCCATTACCATCAGGTAGGAACTTAACCTTTTGAACACCGAGACTTTCTCTCCATGCATTCATAACAAATGGATCATTCATACTAAGACAATATACTTCGTCTACACCAGCAGCAATGAGATCATCATATGCTGCTTCGTAGTCGGGAACTTGATTATTACTACAGGTAGGTGTAAAAGCACCTGGAAGGGCAAACAGAACAACCCTTTTATCCCTGAAGAGATCTCTCGTAGTTCTCTCTACATATTCTCCATCTTCATGAAATATAAACCGTGCCAAAGGAAGAGCAAGTCCAGTGTCTACAATGGCATGATTTTCTAAGTCTGTTTTTTTCTGTCTCCAAGTTGGCATGATTTCTAAAGCACAGTTCTAAACATATCTATATTTATATCACCAAATACCTGGGATGATCTGTCCTGTAGATGCATAAGCACCCATTGCGGCAATGACTCCAATCATTGCTGCCCAACCATTAATGCGTTCTGCGTTTTCGTTCATTGTTTTTGCTCCTGAGTTTTGTTGTAAATGATGACTCTACCATTTTCATGAGTGAATACTAATTCATCGTCATGTGCCCAGCAGAGTTCTTCGTATAGGGCATTCAGTTTCTCCATGTCTTCATAGAGTTGATTAGGATTTGACATCTTTTAAATGATGTGGTGCATGTTCTCGATCCATAGGTTTGGAAGACTCAAAGGGATCTCGTGTGAGATTTTTAATTACAATGAATGCTTCTTTATTATACTTACGAGTGCCGATGGGTGATTGCCACTTTTTGTTATAGACTTCACCCACGTCAATACCAGAAACTTGAGTTCCTGCCATTTCAATTACAATATTGTCGGATGCTTCCCAACCATACTTATCGATGAGTTGTTTGATTTCATCGATCTGAGACAGTTCTAGAAATCTAGAGTAAGGTTCCTTAAGAATGTCATCCATAATGCGATCTTCTGGATCCAATTTTCCAATCATCAGTAGAGGTTCTCCTCTTGTTCAGTTTCAATTATAACATCAGAAGTTGGATATGCAACACAAGTAAGCACAAATCCTTCTTCCATTTGATCATCATCCAAGAATGATTGATCACTTTGATCTACTGTACCACTAACAATCTTACCAGCACACGATGAGCAGGCACCTGCACGGCAAGAGTAGTTCATGTCAACGCCACCCTCCTCGGCAGCATCTAAAAGATATTGATCATCCTGACAGGTGATAGTTGTTTCTGCACCGTCAGGAGTGCGGAAGGTAACGTTAAAGTCCATTAGTAAGTTTCGGAAAGGTTTTCTACAGAGTATGCCAACAACACAAGGAAGGCAATACTAGTTATTGTAAACAAAATTTGATACATTGTCAAGTAATTAAATGCCGAAAAGTCCGAAAAAGAAAACACTACCAGTAGTAGCATAGGAAACCAGTGCAAAAGCAAATCCAATCATTGCAGTGCGACCATTGAGTTTCTCTGCTTTTTCTGCATATGACTCATACCCATAACGCTCTGCGTCGGTCTCAGAGATATACATTCTTGGTTCAGTGGCATACATGTTTGTGCGTCCACCGTCTTCAGTTGTTACAGTCATGTTACACTCCGTTATAAATCTTTACATATTATATAGTAAACATAAAGATTTGTCAATCCTAAGATGCTGGTTCTGTCGAAACTCTTGTTGATTCTGTGACTCGACCCAGATATGGATCATAGTTCACAATGTCTGCAAGACTCATCGTAGACCCAGAGGTCTCCCAGTAGTTCCACTGTGATTGATAGTTCTGCTTATGAAATACATCCACATGTTCTGGATGAATAGAAGAACCCAACTCAGTTCTGTATAGAAGTAAAGGAAGTGCATACGTGTTCCCTGCGTTATACAGAAGATCATCCGCAACTGGACGTGGTTTCACACCATTATCAAGTTTATACTTGTCAACACCCTTAACATGGAAATGCATGAGTTTCTCAGCATACCGACGATTCATAATATAACATGCTGTTGAGAAATCATTAACAAAACGTTTATGAAGTCTGACATGAATATCACCTGTACAGATAATAGAGATCTGTACGCAATCCCAGTCATAAGGAAGACGGGAATAAAAGTCTCTCCAAGTAAAAGGCCAGAACTTTACAAGATCAAGACTACAATCATCTTCCATGAAGACCGCATAAGGTGAATCAGAAGTGTCTAACCAATGTCTGATTGCCTTTAGGTGTGATGTAACACACCCAATCTCACCAGGACTCATTCTTTCAGGATAACGTCCCTTCAGAATATCACTCAAATCATCTTCTCTACCATCATATGCAGAGATTCTTTCATAGTTTTCAATCTCCCAATACTTAAATTGGTCCTCCATAAACTCACGTCTCTCTGGTTGACCATCGAGATTGAGATAATAGACAGGACCAAAACCTTGAAGTTTATGTGTTGATTTATTTTTATCCATTAATCTTGCGTAATAACAAAGCAGTTTTTAAAAATGAACTAGGTGAATTCACCATAATATTTGTTTTTGAAAGAATTGTCAAGTCTATAAGTGCATCCAGAACACTCTTAGATGTTCTTTCTACATTTCCACACCAACCAGCATCTTTATTTTCCTTTTCAACGTAGTTTTCTTTTCTACGAACAACTACATTATCAAGTTTGTTAAATTTCTTTTCAACATTTGGATCATCAGATATGACAAAAAACTTTTCATCTGGTTGACTTTCAATCCATTTATACTCCTTATCAAACTTAGGAATATAAGTATTAAAATCTGTTGCTCTCAAATGAATACCGATCGTAAAAGAAGTTACACTATGCTTTTTACAATATTGCTCACAGAAATTTTTAATTTTATCTATAAATTTTAACTGTCTTCCTGCTTCAATAATTAATTTCTCATCAATCCATTCTGGAATCCAATTGTTATTATAAAGATATACTCCACAATCAGATAAAGGAAGACTCTCAATAGATTCAAAAGAATTGATATTATAATTTTCTTTCCCTTGAATAAAATCTTCGTGCATTAAAAGAACACAACTAGAAAATTCCTGCAGTGGTCGATCAATAACATCTATATCAGACAAAAAGATTTCGTTAAACGGCAAACGACATGCAGAAGTGTCTCTCCAGACAACAACTGGTCGCAACTTATGATAGTTTGCTACAGCAAGTCCACCAAGCAAAGTTCCATAACGGTTGCCAAAACCTCCATCACAATAGATGTTTAAAGTTCTCATACGACTACTACTAACCTATCGTCTGATTTTTTGTTTAGATCACATTCGATGATATGAGTTTGTGCTCCAGGATAAAACTCAGAAATAAAATCACAGAGTTCTTTTGCACCTTCAGCAGTTTGAACATCCTCACAAATGTAAACACCACCATCACGAAGGTATGGTAGATAATTATTAGCATTCTTCATTTGTTGAGTGAGTTTGTGATTAGCATCATCAATGATAATATCAAACCTCAAATCATTAAAGTTTTCTTTAATGCAATCTTCTTTTTCACAATCAAAGTTAAACAATGTGATTCGTTCATGACTATTCACATCTTCCATTACAGCATCACCATCTACTGGTTCATACTGATAGTGCCATTGACCATCTTCTTGAGAGAAGTCTTCAACACCATATATGTTAGAGTTTTTGAAATAGTGCTCCCACATCTTGAGTGAACCACCAAATAGAACACCAACCTCAAGAACATTCATCTCATCAGTTCTACGATCAGAAAACGTCTGTTCATACCAATTGATGTAGTCATGGGCAGTTCCCTTATCAGTCTTAAATTTTGTATGAATGTCAGTTAGTTTCATATTCAGATCTCCATTGATCGTACATTTCTTCATTCAAGTATTTGTCAACATCAAGGTCAGTCTCTGTTTTGTTATCAACAGACATCACTCTCTTCTCAAAGTTTACCACAGGGTTGTCACTTGTAGAACCATTACTCTTAAAGTGTACCGAAAGAGTATTGGAAGTCAACTCTTGATCTGCACACACTTCCAATTCTTTTAGATAACCAACGTTAAGTAGTTTGTTATTCTGCAATGTGATATTTAGTGCAGGAGTTTCATGGGGGAATGGAGTATCATTCTCAGCAAATTCTTCCATCTGCTTGATCCAATTGCGGACAAAAACCTTACCAAGACTACTGTTATTAATAATCAAGAAACTTGCAATCTCACTAATAAAGATTCCATCGGCACGGGTGTGTCCACCTGTATTCATGGTTGTTGCCTGCATATCAAATTCACTATCAATGACTTGTGCTAGATCTTCTAGAACACATACATCACTATCAATCATAATGAGTGGTTCTTCAAAGTCTATCATCGTCAGTAGTTTACTGAGTACTCTAGTCTTCTGCTGTGTTGCTTTTACCCAACCTTCAGAATGAACACCAGAGTATTCATCAATGACATCAGTATCCATAATTGATACATTATTTTTATCTTGTAGATACTTACGATAATTACCTAAACCACAATCTGCAATGTAAATGCGATTAAGGTTTGGGCAATTTTCAGTTAGAGAATTTACAAGTACATCAACGAAAGGAAAGTACGACTTGTTAGCCGTAGTAAAAACATTATATTTCATAATCAACAATGTGCAACAATAACATCATCTTCTACATGTCCATCCTCATAAGCAATAAAGTAGGACTTATTAATAGCAGTTACCTGCTCATAAATTTCATTCTCATTAATTGTATTTCCCCAAGTGCTGCCAGTGTCACCAAATAGTCTACGATCATCAATCATCAAAGTATGAGTTTTGACACTACTCTTTGCAATTGCACTGAGTTCAAATGGAAGTGGGCACTTGTATTCACCAATCGGTGCTCCATCATTATCCCAATGAGCATCCAACCAGAAAGTTGCTGGTTCTCCTAAACCCTCAACGATACCTTCAAATACATCAAAGGTATCACCCTCAACCAATTCCACACGACCATCTGCAATCTCATCAGCAAACCTTTCAGAGTTTGCTACAACACGTTCAGGATCGATCTCAATACTAATCACCTTATCATATCCACACTCTAGAGCAACTGCGACTCCATCACCCCAAAGTGTTCCAGTTTCTACGAATACATTATTCTTCTTATGCTTTAGAAGAACTTCTTTAGATAATGTGGACGACATCAAAAACCTCTCTTAATATTTTTTTCAAATGGATAGTTTGATCTAGTCAGATACTCATCAAGCACAGACTTATACTTTGAATTCTTTAATGTATGTTTTAATGATAAGAATTCTTGGACGACGTATTTATCCAAATATGGATAACGTGTTTCTATACCATAGGAACCAGCAACATACTCTTCCTTCGCAAGATATGATACCATAGTGCTCCCATAAAACGAAGCCCATGGAAAAATTGTTGACAAATCTTCAGGGAACAATCCACCAAAGTTACTATGCATAAACTTCTTCTCACCATTGAATCCATAGTCAGAGAAGACTTCATCTGACCCAGATCCAGAAAGATAGATTTTATGCCCTTCCTTACGAGCATTATCACAAATCATAGAAAGACCACAAGATCCATTATCATCCTGCAGTCTAGTATTGAACTCATTGTAATCACTACTAGAGGAATAGATGCGATACTTAAACTCCTCCACATTCTTATTGATGTAATCCTTATATGCCCAACGATTGTCCTGTAGATTTACACCACAAGAGTTTTCATTGAACATTTGATATCTCTTACGAAGCACATCCTGATTTTCATTACCAACAACAGTATATGCTTTATATGGAACATGTTGATTGTTCAATTCACATGCAATGCCACCACTATCATATCCACTAGACAACCCAATGAATACTTTTTCACGAATGCCCTTAGTCCTCTTACGAATAGATTCCCTAAATGCACCAATCCACCCATCAAATGATTCAGTAAACTGATGCAGAATAAACTCATAAGTAGTCAATTCATTGACTAGTTCCTTTGTTTCTAGATTGAATGTGAGAATCTTATTTGCATCTTGCTTGATTACCTTACGGAAACCAAGAGACTTTACAGCAGACTCATAACTTGCCACACCAATCTTGCCATCCTCAATCCCATACCACAATGGTTTAGTTGCAAAGGGATCGGTAACGAGATGTAGGAGATTGTTCTTAAAATCTGCTAAGACAATAGCAAACTCACCATCTAATGTAACAAATGCCCGTTCACCAAACTTCTTATACGTGGGAATAATACATTCACCATCAGATCCATAATCACCAAAGTCGGTATAGTTATAGATCTGCCCATTGTAGACACACACAATCTCATCATCATGATCTACAAATGGTTGTGGTGTAAAGTCTCCAGTGATGGAGAGAATATTATGAGCAATTGTATACTCATTGACGTTAATACTGTTTGTGGTATCAGGACCACGGAATCTCATATAATGATTTGTATAATCAAAATCATTTACTTCCTTATCCGTAAAAAGAAAACTGCACATTAACCAACTCTACTATGATGAGAACTTATGACTTGTGGTATATATTTGTTTCCTCGAATCGTGTTTGCTCTTCCAGGAATAATATTTGGTTTAATATTTAACTGCTCGCAAACAAAAGGAAAACTAATTTGATCTCTTGACGAGAACATACAGATTTGCTCCCACCACATCAAACCAAGTTGTTTTGTTCGACCATTATTCTTTTGAATTCGTGCAGGAAGTTCATATAAACCATTGTGTTCAGGATACTCCATCTCCCTGTAGAAGTCAAGTTGATCTTCTATTAAGTTAGCATGATCAAACCCAATCTGTTTGACTAGCTCTGCTTCTTCATATACACAATCTCTTTCGGGGTGTTGAAAGACTGCGATCTCAGAACCTTTCAAATACTCTTCAATCAGTTCTTCTGGATCTGCTTCTAAAGTATGAGTAGCATCCATCCAAATATAGTAATCATATCCAGGAAGAAATAGGTGAGGACATATCTTATAAATCTTTGCGTCTCTCCTATTTTTATATTTTGGATCTAATGAAAAACTAACGTACTCATGTCTATGCCACATATCATCAACAGACAGTTGATGTGGTTCTACAAATGCATGATAGTCAACTTTATCCAACCATTTTTCTGGAGTAATTAAATTATTCGTTCCGATGGACGAAGTAATTACTGCTATTGTTGCGTTTGACATAACCTTTTTTGATAATACTCTTGACTATCGATATACTTTCTCAATTCATCAGGTTTCATTTTCTGTATCTTTTCCCACTCTGCATTATTTTCTTGCATGTGTGGGTTATTGACCCATGAATTTGGAGTCCTGGCATGTTCCAAATGGTAAACCCAATCAGGAACTCTACCAACTCTATAACCAAGTGTTGTAAACCTATGATATCTTTCTACATCTTCTGGAGCATATGCTACAAAGTTTTCGTTTTCCAGTCCACCTTCAATATAGATATCCCTATTGAAGAACTGACAAAATCCATACTTAGACATGTAGACTTTAGTCTTCTTATTTAGAATCTTCATGTTAAAATCATTGGTAAGGAATTCCGTAACAAGTTCATCGTCAGCAAAGACTTGATATTGCCAATTACCATCACCATATGGATAGATTACATCCGCATGATCATTGTTGATAATCTCATATGCATGTTGGTATGTTTCTCTAGGAAGTAGAACATCACAATCATAATTCACAACCACTTTAGTAGTTGACATCATAATCATATCATTGAGAACTCTCTGTCTATGAAATGATGGTGCATCAGACTGCTCAAAAATATGTTTAAGATCTCCTACATCCCCATCAAGAAATTCCGTAATCTGTGGTAAAGCACTTTTTGCAAATACAGACTCGGAATCAACTTCATGTACTATGACATTTGTTTTAAAGTTTGCAAGAATATAACACAAACTCGTAATTACATTCCTCAATCGATCATCAGATTCTAATCTGATTGGAACAATGAAGGTTGCATTAGATAGGTCGATCTTTTTCATCTTTTATTTTTTTCTAAAACGTAATCCAATTCCTCTTTATTTACAACCCATGATCCTTCTGGATGATCAAATCGATAGTTGTAGTCCACATTAGAAGAACTAATTCTATTTGGGTGTTCACGATTAGCAACTAAGTATTGTTCAACTAATCCAGGATCACCATTTTGACACTTCATTCTGTGATAGAAGTCGGTATCCATTAGCAATTTTAATTTAGAATCAAATCCCACAAAACTCTCAGTTTCAAATGCAACGCAAGAAGGTGAACCAAGAAGGTTTCTACCCTCTAACATCATATCACACCATCTAGGAATCATGGGTCTTACAAAATTTCTGCCATCTGATGTATGTTTGAACCCACTGAATAACCACTTACAATCAGTTTCTCCAAGTGTTCTAACAATGATATCGAAAGCATTCTCATTAATAAAAAGATCATCGGAGAAGATGAGTTTGGTATATTTACCAGAACACATATCAACTGCAGAGTTTGTATTTGCTGGACCATTGCCACGATCTTCTACATTCTTGAAATATTGAATAGTAAAGTCTTGAGAATACTCCTCGCATACTTCAAGAGTAGAATCGTCCTTAGAATGATCTGAGATACAAACCTCAAAATTCTTGAATGTTTGCTTTGCAATACTTTCAAATAGTTCTCTAAGATAGTCTGGTCCTACACCACCCATTTCGTAGGTAGGAATAGCAACGGATAGATCAATCATACTTTCAACCAGTTACTAGGAACAATGTCACGAGTATCATTTTTTGCAGTATATCCTTCACCAAACCACCGAGCAGGAGCAACTACTCCTCCACGATTTGCCAACCAAGCACCCCACCATGAGAAAGAAGAGTTAGCAATAATGAAGTCTTTGCATAGAGACATCAAACATAGATCATAACGATTATCATTTCCTTCAGCAACCATGAAACGATCTGCAGAGAAGATACTTTGTTCCTTACACCATTCAGCATCATCGGAGAATACAATTACACTGCGATCATCATCAAACTTACTCAATGCTTCTTGATAGTACTCAGCACTACATGGTGGATGATCTGCTGCCTTAGAAACATAATCAGTTCTACGAACATGAAGTGCAAGAGGATTATCTACTTGTCCAATAAATTCAGTGCAAGTCTCTACAATCTCATCATGGAAAGTAAAGTCTTCTCTAATACTGTCAGTAATATTTTCAAAATATCTTTCAGTTTGAAAGTATCCAAATAGACAAATCTGATCAGGACAATTATCTACATACTCCTGGTCATAATGAAATTGCTTTTCCTGATAATAATCTGGTTGAAGTTGATACCCACGATTATTATTATGCGGGAGTTTAAAAGTTTCAAACAACTGATGATCCTTCCACTCATCTACAAAATCTGATTGGGGAATACAGAAATCATAATCATGTGCTGCAGCAATACCACGGAGTGCAGCATATTGAAACATTTGATTTCCAAGTCTTCCGTGCTGACCTAGATGATTAAAACCGATCATAATAACTTCAAGATAGTGTTGACTCTGTTAATAAACGTATGTTTTTCTTTGACAAAAAGCATTGCTTCTTTAATGTCTATATTTCCACCAGCATCTGCTTCTAGTAGATTTGAATATAATGTGTCTGGTGTACCACCGTATGCAACATAATCTCCAAATGCACGTTTTACAGATGGTGAATTAGTTCCAGTTACTCTACCATAACTAATATTCTTGAACATTCTACACGGAATATACCCACATTGCAAGTGCCAATCACTTCTAAAGTCTGGGCATAAGAATGAAGATCTAACTAGGTTCCTATTCTCCTCATCGGATGCATTTTGTGTAAAGACTTTGAATGCTACATTGTCTTTATTCCAAATAATATCTGCAAATGATTGTGCCCACCAAGGTCCTTGCTCATAAAGCATTCCAATATAGTTTAACTCTCTTTTATTCCTGTCAAACTTTGCAGGATTATTCTCATCAATTTCATGAGGTAGTAAGTCTGTTCCCCAAGGTTGATAAAGAGTACGAGTAGATTCATCCCAATATGCCAAGTGATCTACTTTTTCATGAACCTCCAAACTTGGCAAGTAGTTTCCCAACTTCAAAACATTCTCATAGGGAACACCAGCATCGGTTAGATATTTGGTATCGATATGATGAGTAATGTACTTACAATCATTACGAAGTGGCATTCCATTCTTTACAAAATTTTCTGTAAAGAAGACGGAATCACTAAAATCATACTGACTTAGATCATCTCGTGAATCAATCCAATAGACTTCATGATCAAGATAATCAAATGCTTTGTAATAAGAACTATGGATATAACTGTGAGTGTGTTCGTGGAGTTTGTGCCCCCAAATATAAATCTTCATATCATTTACTCCAAAGGTCTTTCAAAAATATAATGTGGGTTTTGAGATTTAAACATTTCTACTTGCTCTTCAGTTTTAAAGAATTTAAAGAGTGTCGTATTTGAATACTCTTTAATCTGATATTTTACTTTAATCATTACAATTCATATCATTGCTAATTGTGGGTTTGATGCCTTGCGTCCAATGTCAAGGATTGATAAAATTTGACCCTCGTCTTCTAAAACGAGTTCACTAACTTGATTCCAATCTTCATCATACTTACGGATAATACCATCACCAAATGCACGATCACTTCTCTTTGCTGTGGGTGAAACACCTACCCAGAAATGATCATCTACATGAGCAAAACCACGTACCCATCCACCTAGATCTTTTGCAAAACCACCAGTAGATCTTACGAATCCTTCCTTAGAACTCAAAGTATAGATGTCACCTTTATAACTCCACAGATCATGACACTGAATACCCATATTATTATAGATCTGTCTTGGTGGTTGACCAATACCGTCGAACTCAAGAATATAACTACCGTTGTCCCAGTTGTGTGCAAGGATATATAAACGATCGTCAGTACCGTAAACAGTGTTTAGATGATGACTATCTCGATAACTACAATTCCTTCTTGGTGGAATCGGTTGCCAACGATCCCATTTCTCACCATCATAGATTGCAATGTAGTCACCATAACTTGATGTGCAGAGAAGTTTACCAGACCAGAATCCAATACCATGAAGATCTTGCAATTTAAAATCTTCTGGTTCAATAATTGCTTCAGACCTTAGTTTATTATCTAAGACCATAATATCACCAGATTCTTCTTCTGGTGGAATAAAAGTATTAGTATGAGTTGGATCACTATTACGGCAAGCAACATAATACTTACCAAAACTTTTTGCTAGTCCAAAGTAAAGACCTTTACCACGATCCACAGGAGTAACTACATTATCTTCACGGACATATAATACTGACCGTGTAGTTGCTACTAAGAACATTTATTAGACTCCCGAACTTGTGTACTAATCCAATCGTAAGTAATTTCAATACCATCTCTTAAGGACATTGTATAGTCCCATTCTAACATCTTACGAATCAAATCATTGTTTGAGTTACGTGCCTTTACACCAATACAATTGGCATCAATCTTATGAACTCTACGAACTGGTTTTCCAGCAACACTAGAAACAATATCTACAAGGTCATTGATACTAACCATCTCTTCAGAACCAATATTAACTGGTCCACTCCAATCGGATTGCATCAAACGATATGTTGCTTCAATGCATTCATCAATGAATAGGAAAGAACGAGTCTGTTCTCCATTACCCCAAACCTGAACATGTCCACCAACTTCAGGAACCTCTGCAACCTTGCGGCACATAGCAGCAGGTACTTTCTCCTTACCACCAGTCCAAGTTCCCTCAGGACCAAATACATTGTGATAACGAGCAACCTTTACATCCATATCATACTGCTTCGCAAAGGCAAAATACAGTCTCTCACTGAATAGTTTCTCCCACCCATACTCAGAGTCTGGTTGTGCAGGATATACACTTGCCTCAGATGTATCAATGTGATTTACATCCTCCTGGTTGAGTTCTGAATAGACACAAGCAGAAGATGAATAAAAAATCTTTGTAGTATCAATCGAAGTAATTGATGCTGCTCTTAAAACATTCAAATTAATCTGAACGGAATTGTGCATAATATTTGCATCATTCTCACCCGTAAAGAGATAACCCGCACCACCCATGTCAGCAGCAAACTGATAGATCTCATCAAAGGATCGATTACAAACATTCAATGCTAATGCATCATCAGTCAAATCACCAATAATAAACTCATCTGCTTCTGTTTCTGAAAACTCTGGGTACTTTAGATCGACTCCACGAACCCAATATCCTTCTTTCTTAAGACGACGAACCATGTGGCTTCCGATGAATCCACCTGCTCCACATACTAATGCTGATTTCATTCTCCACCACACCCTTCACAACAATTTTTTTTAAGTATTTCATTCACTTCATCATCCATGCCTCTAATTCCACCCATGGAATCAACAAACCAAGCATAAGTAAACTCAATACCTTCACGCAAACTAACCTTTGGTTCCCATCCAGTTGCTTTGATTCTGGAAGTATCCATTACTTTACGCATAGTTCCATTTGGTTTTTCAGTGTCCCACATAATGAGACCCTCATATCCTACTACATCAGCAATGGTCTCTGCCAGTTCTTTAATTGAAACTTCAATTCCTGTTCCAACATTAATAATTTGCTGAGGATCATCATAGTTATTCATCAAGTGTATACATGCACTCGCAAGATCATCCACATGTAAAAACTCACGTAAAGGTGATCCATCACCCCAACAAGTTACTGTTGGTAGATTTTCTTCCTTTGCTTTGTGGAATCTACGAATCATTCCAGGAAGAACATGAGACTTTTCTGGGTGAAAGTTATCACCAGGTCCATATAGATTACAAGGCATTGCACTAATAAAGTTGCATCCATACTGTTCATGATATGACTGACACATCTTAATACCAGCAATCTTTGCAATTGCATAAGCATCATTCGTTGGTTCCAAAGGACCAGTCAATAGAGAAGATTCTTTAATTGGAATCGGAGCATGTTTTGGATAGATACAAGATGACCCTAGGAAAAGAAGTTTTTTAACTCTCCAATCCCATGCCAGATCAATCATATTCGATTGAATCATTAGATTATCGAAGATGATCTCTGCTTTGTAATCCCTATTACCAATAATACCACCAACTTTTGCAGCAGCACAGATAATATAATCTGGTCGTGATTCACTAATAAATGAACTTACCTCATTATATTTCCTAAGATCAACTGATCTATCGGCAAGAATAACATTATTATATCCTTCCTTCTTTAATTTTCTAAGAATTGCTGATCCAACTAAACCATTATGACCAGCAAGAAAAATTCTGGAATCATTGTCCATAGATACACATATCCTCAATTAGTTCATCGAAAGAAATTTCAGGTTCCCATCCTAGTTTCTCTTTTGCTTTGGTTGGATCACCAAGAAGAGTTTCAACTTCGGCAGGACGGTAATATTTAGGATGGACTGCAATAATTGTTTTTCTAGTATGCTTATCCATACCAATTTCATCATCACCTTCACCAACCCATTCAATTGTAATTCCAAAGTAAGGAGCAACCTTCTCCACAAATTCACGAACAGAATACTGATTGCCAGTAGCAATTACAAAGTCATCAGGTTCATCCTGCTGCAACATCATCCACATAGCACGGACATAATCTTTTGCATGTCCCCAATCTCGTTTTGCATCTAGGTTTCCAAGATAGAGAACCTTCTGCTCTCCAACAGAAATACGAGAAAGACCACGAGTAATCTTACGAGTTACAAAGGTCTCACCACGACGAGGTGATTCATGATTGAATAAAATTCCAGTACAAGCATACATTCCATAGGACTCACGATAGTTCTTTGTGATCCAATAGGAGTAAACCTTTGCACACCCATAGGGAGAACGTGGATAGAAGGGTGTAGTCTCAGTCTGAGGAGATTCCTGAACAAGACCATACATCTCAGAAGTTGATGCTTGATAGATACGGCACTTCTCCTCCATACCCAAAATACGAACTGCCTCAAGGATACGAAGTGTTCCTAAACCATCAACATTACCAGTATACTCAGGCATCTCAAAAGATACCTTCACATGACTCTGTGCAGCAAGATTGTAAATCTCATCAGGTTTACATTTCTGAAGGATGTGAACAATATTTGCGGAATCAGATAGATCACCATAGTGCAACTTAACTCGTTCATGATCAAAGATATGATCGATACGAGCAGTATTAATCAGAGATGCTCTCCTAACAATACCATGAACCATATATCCTTTTTCAAGTAGCAACTCGGCAAGATAAGAACCATCCTGTCCAGTGATACCAGTAATTAATGCTGTCTTCATTTTATTCTTCGCATTACTCATGATTATATCCTATATTAAATGTAAATGTCAATCTCATTTCATCAACTCTCTTCTGAGGAACAACTTCATGAACCATCCAGGGTGGAAATAAAATTACATCTCCATCATCTACTTCTTGATCATGCATATCAACGTACATATCATACAGTGGAGAATCTTCTCCAATATGAATTGGTTGACATAGTTTCATATATCTATGAGCATTATGAAACTTTGTTGGTGTTGCTCCTCTATTATAATAGATACATGACCAATATGAATTTGGGTCTCCAGCATTTCCTAGATGGTCATGCGGTTCTTGTCCTTGATCTTCATGGTAAATATTATACCAAAAATCCTTCATAAAGATGTTGTCATAAGATATATCAAGTCTTTTCAAGACTGCTCGCACATCATTGAATAGATCATTTTCCATAGTGTCTCTAACAAGAGGAGAAACATATGAGTCATGATCTTCTATCTCTGGATAAGTACTATTAAGCGAAAGTTCCCACCCATCAGGAATACGTTCTTTCCTTTCGATGGTTGGGAAGTTATAATTGCTATGCTTACTAAACTTAAATTTAATAACAGGGACAGAAAATAAAGGAATCAATTCAATTGACATAAGTCATCAGGAAAGTTGTGCAATTAGTGCTTCAATTTTTGCTTCTAGTGCATCAATTCTCTTAGTATCAGGAGTTGATTTTCTAGGAGGCATTGCAGGAAGTTTTGATGCATCTACTTTAGCACCTTTACCACCACCAGTGCAAGGTGTGTGTGCTTTTGCTTCTAAAGCAGATAGTCTTTCTTCAACCTTTGCTGCAGTAGCACCAGTTGGTTTTGTATGTGATTCTGTTTCTAGTGCTGTTAGTCTTGCTTCGACTTCTACGTCATACTTTGACATAGATGCACCACTTGCAGACTTTGCTGCTTGTCCTTTGTATGCCATGTTAATTTGATTTAAACGTCATGTAATATTTAGAATAAAAAAAGAGGGAAAGATTCCCTCAGGGTCTTGCAGGCTCGCCACTTGTTTTTTAAGGAAACAAGAAACCTAATAGGGTCAAAATTGACTCCACCAGTTCTGTTACAGTCCATCCGTGACTCTATTATAATCATCCTCTAAACGGACAATATCATCTTCTCTACATTCACCTTCTTGAACTTCTAGGAAAGTAATACCATCAGACTTTGCTGTAATTCTATGAACTTCACCTCTACCAATAATAAAAGATACACCTGGATTTGCTAGTAAATTTTCATTACCAACAATTACCTCCCCAGAACCAGAAAGAATATACCAAAACTCGTCTCTATGAGCATGTTTTTGAAGAGAAATTCTCTTGAAGGGCTTAACATAAATCTTTTTAATCACCACATTATGATGTCTTTCAAGATCTTTATACCAACCCCATGGTTTATCTACGTGATTCATTTTGGAAAATAGTAATCTTCTAAAAGTAACCCAGTTATGGGTTTTGCATCAAGAACTTCAAATGCTTCCTTATATGTATTCAGGATTGGTTTACCTGCTACGTTAAAAGAAGTATTGAGTAGAACTCCATGACCAGTCATAGTATCTAGTTCACCTAGGATCTGATAGATATATTCATTCTGATCTCTAGTAACTGTTTGAACTCTTGCAGTTCCGTCTACATGAGTAACAGAAGATAGTAATTTACGATACTCTGGTCTTACTTCAGGTGAAAAGGACATATGTCTAGACTCCTTCTCCCAATCAAAATACTTGTTTAAATCTTCAAGTCTTACAATAGGAGAAAAAGGTCTAAACGATTCCCGATTCTTCACATCAAGATTCATAATATCTTTCATGTCAGGATTAGTCGCATCACATAAGAGACTTCTATTCCCGAGTGCTCTAGGACCATGTTCAGATCCACCACGAACTACACCAAGAATACCACCACCAGAAATAATCTCTGCCATTTCTTTAGCATTAGTTGCCCATGATGTTCTTTCACGTAGATGTCTACCTATATTCATTCTATCCCATACGGGAGAACCAGCATAAGTTACATCAATTTGATAACCAGGTCTAACAAGAGATAGTAATGCTCCTAAAGCAATACCACAATCACTGGGATTTGGTGGTACATACAGTTCACGTTCACGTGCAATGTTAGTATTGTTAATAATATTCAATGCACAACCACCAGTCAAAACCAAAGGTAACTCTGGATACTTATCTAGAAATGGTTGTATCTCTTCCCTGAACAACTTCTCAAATACAATTTGATTTGTTGTTGCAATGTCTTGTGCAAACTGTAATCCAAATTGTTCAGACCAGTCTTCTAGTCCAAACTTTTTTACAAATCTACAGACGGCATCTGGAACATCATCATAAGTATTTGATTCATAAAATTGAATCAACTTATTAGCAATATCAGCACGATATTTACCATAACCAACATAACCCATCAATTTACCAGGATAAACTAGATTACCTTTGTAAATATCATCTTCGTTGCGGATAGCAGGAATGAAATGAGCAGCTGCCATATAAGAGACAGCATAATCTTTCTTACCAGAATACAACTTTACTGGGTCTTCACCTCTCTCAATGGTATAGACATTAAAAAAACCCTCATCAGAACCACCATCAAAAGAAACAACTAGTGCTTCATTGTATGGTGACTGATAGAAGGCAGAGCAAGCATGAGCAACGTGATGATCACAATACTCAATATCGGCATTACCAAATACATCTTTCCAAGGGAATACTTCTTCAGGCATTGAATTAGCAATGACTACATCGTATTCAGTGAAGTTATACTTTGTTTTAAAGTATTCACTAATCTCTCTCACATACTCAGTTCTGCGAGGAGGATTCTCATAAAAATATAGAGCAGCATTTTTATGAGAGATAAATCTCTCAAGTTCTACTACTTCTAAAACTTCACTTTCATAGGACAATACAAGTGTTGCATTGTGAGAACCATGAATACCTAGGTTAAACATATTTTATTAACGACTTACCGAGTCTGTAACATAACAAGGAACACCTTCTGGATCTAACCATTTAGGATATTCTGGGTCTTCAATAGCAAGAAGCATTTGATCACCATTGTCAAACAAATAAACATCAGAGTATTTTTTAGTATACTCATTTGCTTTTTGCATACGAAAGTCTGGTTTACCATTCAGTTGAATGTAACCTCTTTGAACGAACCGATAGGGAAATCGTTCGTGAATTACAATAGTCTTAGTGGTAGCAACCGACTTAGGATCCAGATCGTTCATGCAACCTCCACAGACTCAAGATCAATAGCAACTTGTTCCATCAGAATATCATAATCATCAAGTGGATCACCAGAGAATACGACACCAGTGTTCTCGTAATAACGACGTACTTTTTTGAAAAGTTTTGGATTCTTCACGTCTAGAAGAATTTCACCGTTTGCAGCAGAACGAAGGGTATTGATATCCTTCTTGAACTTAGCAGTGATAGTCATTGTCTTGTGTAAGTTACTCTTGTAGTTTATCAGATTTGGGACTGAAAGTCAATCCCAATGCTTCCTGTGAGGATCGAACTCACCTTAGGCAAATTATGAGTTTGCTGCATTCACCAGATTGCTAAGGAAGCAGTGGTATCAGGAACCCTGATTATGATTATGATACCATAGAATATAGTCCTCATCATGTTCCTCCTGTGCCAGTTCGTCAGGTGGTTCAAAAGATTCTAGGGATGACTCTTTCTTCTCTGTTGTAGAGGTATTCTTTTCCGTAATAGTTTCTAAATTCTCTTGCATCTCTAAAATCAGTTCTTAGGTCGTGTAAGTCGTCATACCACCAATCAATCGGTTTCCAGTGGAAATACATGTTTCGATAATAATCTCCTTGGAAAGGATCAATTCTTCCATGCAAACATAGACTTTCGTAGAAGAGCATATCACCAGGTTCAAAAAGAACTTTATGATGCTTATGTTCATGATCAAAGAAATCTAATGCCCAATTCTCTTGTGATTGTTGGTCAACATAAATTATACAACTAATTATATGAGTTTCAATTCGGTCTCTGTGAAGATGTAGTATGGAATCCCGAACATAATTTCTAATCCCATATGCCCAAGTCATCTCCAACTCTTGACCAGACCAATCCTCAATCATAGGAGTGATCTCATCATAACACATATTATAAAGTTCCTGAGATATCTCAGTCTTCATACAGAAAGGTGATCTGGAACCTTTGATTGAAATTCCACCACTAGTATAAGTTTGATAGTTTCTATCATATTCAATATCCTGATCTTTAATATCAAAAACCAAGGTCTCATATTCATCCATCATGAATGAATAAAGATTATCAGGAACCTTTACTTTCTTAAAAGGAACATCATTAAATATGGGTTGTAAAACGTCTTTCATACTCCAACTAACTCACCATTTTCTTCGTGCATCCATTGTAGATGTGAAGATGAGTTCCATTGCCAGGTATCATCTGCCATTTTTCTCCAAGGAAAAACATCATCTAAATTTTCATCAGGTTCTTCTGGTAGATGATTAATTCCAAAATGATCTTCTGCTTGTCTACCTTCAAGACCTCTCATAATATTAATTCTTTTTGAGAACGTTGAGAGGTATGTTCCAAAGAAGTTTTCAGATTGCGAACATATAGTTTGCTCTAAGACTGCGATGTGAAGATCATCTTCCTCAAAGTCATCACCAAACTGATATTTAAAATCTTCGTAGAAGTGGATATTATACTGTTCCCCAAGCAAATTAAAGAATGATCTATCTTGCTCATCGGTAGCAATATAAAGAGGTAGAGACTTGTCATAAAATGGAAGTCTGTCTACCATCTCCAGTATCTTCTCAGGAGCATTTACACATGCAATATCATCCTCTCTTGCTTCTAAGAAATCATTCCTTCTAACATGAATTGAATTGAATTCTCCAAGTTCTTTGCGAACTGCATCTGCATAAAAGTAAAATTTATCGTGATACCTTAGAACTCGATTTACTTTATCTTTTAACTTATTCCTAAGGTTTTCACCACCAGGATAAACATGATACCAGTAGTGACCAAAAAGATTATTCTCAAAGTGAATAAACTGCTCATCACAGTCAAGTTCCATCACAGTTCGATTGTGGCAGAAATCATGATAATCTTGAGTGTCAATTTCTTTATTAACAAATACTGTGTGCTGATCAGAAACTGTAGATGATTCAAAAAAGATTTCAGCAAGATCTAATTCACAGTTTTTAATTTGTTTTGTATAAGAATTTTTTCCCTGCATCTTTCCAAGTTTTCCTTTAAACTCGGGAACATCATTATGTTCAATGCAGTCAAATTCTTCTAGAAGAACTTCCTTATCAAAGATTTTCCAGAAGTCAATCCAGTCTTCTTTCTTCTGACTCTTAGATAAAAAGAGCATCCAACAATCTGGAGGAAGAATAACCTTCCTCTTAGTAATTGCAGCAATTGCTAGGAACATTTCATATGACATAATGATGTTCACTAGTCCAGAATAGTAAGGACTAAAAGAAATATATCTAACCATATTATCGTAGTTTAGGACCAAGCATCCATGTTACAAGAGAAATTCTAGTACCCTTAGTCACAGGTCGAACACGATGTGGAATACGTGAATCAAATACAATCATTGTTCCCTTAATAGAAGGTGAAACAACTAGATTATTATGATAATCAATAAACTCTAGTTCACCACCTTCATACTCACTAGGGTCAGTGACTAGAAGAGTTGCACTTAGTTTCCTGGTGTATCGATTATCTTCTGCAGTTCCATAATCAGAATGCCAAGTATAATGATCACCAACATCATATTTGGTAATTTGAATACCATCTAGACAATTAAGATCATACTCCCAATACTCTTTGTTTGCTAAATGAAAGTAATGTGCAAACATAGAAGAAACCCAATCATCCTCATACATCCAAGAGACCTTAGAGTTTCTTTGGTTTTCAAATAATGCACCACTTTGACGATCTCCAATATGCGCTTCTGCATATGATTCATCATACTTTGGTAGTTCTTCTACCATTAGATCTATTAGTTTTTCGGGAATGATCTGCTCATAAAAAATGCAAGGATCATCGGCAATTTGATGCTTATTACTAGGGTCCATTATTATCCAATTTTTTACTGTACTAATTATAAGACGTTTTTAAGTCTGTGTCAAATCATCATTAATTGCTGTATTCTTGTAGAATGTCTAGAACTTTATTTAAAGTGTAGTGAGCACCGTCATACCATTGACCTGTCATTGATGAGTCCGTTTCTTTACCGTACAATTCATTTTTTAATCTATACACTCTTGCTTCAAGATCGATCTTATTCATTCTACTTCTTGGCATTTCACAGGTCCAATTCATTTTGCTTTGTATTTAGTGAGTCTAGTCTATCATCCCATGTAATTCCTTCTTCAGAACCACGTTTTGGGTTAATACAGTCATCGTTTCCTAACTTGTTGCATACTAGTCCAGCAAGATCATCCTCGTTTCCAAGTGCTCCTGTGCCAGACCAGTAGTGTTGTCCTTCTATCCAAGTAGCACCACACTTAGTGCAGCTTTTGCTTTGAGACATTTTTAACTCCATATTTTTTGTGAAAAGATTTCATGTCCTTTTCTAATTTACGCCTCATAAAGAATACTCGGATTTGGATAAACTCCATCCTAAGTTGTAAGTCAAGATAACGAATCAACCGTAGTGTAGACTCGTAACCACCAATTGCAATAAGTGCAAGGAAAATTAACAAGACAAGATATATTGTATAGTATACAGAACTCACTATCTTACCTCAAAGTCTAGTTTACGAACCTTTCTTCGTCTACGGTTCTCTTGATATTCTAAATCTGATTTTGATAAAGAACTGTAATTGTTAATACTTTTATTATTTTTTGTTATGATTACATCACCTAAATTAACTGCAGTCACCTTATCGTCTTTCAATACCATTTGATTTAAACAACCACAGCATTGATCTTTAGACGTACTTGATAATTCTGTTCTACAGATCTTACATTGTACAGATATCATGTCAGATTAAATTAACAATAACTGTATTTAGTAATATCTTATAAAGCGGATTAGGAGAATCGAACTCCTGACGAAAGGTTGGAAACCTTTAGTTTTACCTCTAAACTAAATCCGCATACTCCTCCACCTGGACTCGAACCAGGGACAGGGTGATTAACAGTCACCTGCTCTACCAACTGAGCTATAGAGGATTGTCATACTCTTTCTTCGTTTTGAAGTAGAGTTTATAATATGGTTTTTTCATTTCTTCAAGGACTTTCATATCCTCTTCAAAACCCATATACTTACAAAGTTGATAAGATCCCTCTAACTCACTAATCAATCTTAGTATGTTAGCAGGGTGTCTCTCAAGTCCACCAAAGTCATATTTACTCATAATGAAGAGGTGGCAACGATTCAGGCAGGACTCGAACCTGCGACCAACGCATTAGAAGTGCGTGGCTCTATCCATCTGAGCTACTGAACCAGTAATGGTAGTTCCTATCGCCGCTAACTCTAAACTACCAAGGGAGTTACCGCAGTTGATTTCTCAACTCTTAAATTATAAATCATCTAGTCCAATCTGTCAAGATATAGGAGATCAATTTCATCTTCTTCTAACCATTCCTTAAACTCTAATGATAGTGCAGCTGCATCTTCCCATTCAATATCTTCAGAAACTATACGTTGGTTAGCCCAATCAATAACATCCGAAACGCAATCGATGACTTTCTCTTCCATAGTACCCTTTCAACTCAGTCATCATAACACTCATCATCCTCCTCGTCAAGAACATATGACAACCTCATCATGATACGTGGATTTTCTCTCGTATAATACTTATCTATATTTGGTTGATGAAATGCCTTGGAGTCATATATAATTGCCTCATTAAATCCATAAGAAACGTCAAATGCTTTTTTTAATATACCATTAGTTTTCTCTTCATAGTTATCGGGAGTTATATCACTACAATAATCATTGTAATCATCAGCAAATTCTTCACTATCTTCTACCAAAGATCCATCAAATTCCCAAAAACCAGTAGAAACATCTCTCTGATTTAAATTAATAAGACCAATCATATTGAGTATTGATCTATCTGAACCTGGATCAGTGTGTGGTAACGTACAATTATTACTTCTAAGGTCATCTGTAGTAGCATCAAGTCCAGTATTATTATAGTAAAAATAATAAAACTCAGTCTCGTTCATAAACTCATCATGTTTTGGTAAGTCTGGTAGCATGTCCTGTGCAATAACTTCACCAGTCCAGTAAGGAAGTTTCAATGACATAATTCCAGGTTTGGCATTTGAGCAAGATTCCCACTTACTAATCAAAGATTGAAACTTAAGCATCCTATACGGATCTTTGAAAACATTCTTAATGTGAAGAACATGTTCATTATGGTCCGTGACTGTACATTTTTCACTTATCTCTGCACAGTATCTAAAGTATGAATCAATCGTTTCCATAATAATCCTTTCTAAAATATCTACTTAAAATATTACTATTGTAATATGCTGGTTCTCCGTTAAGAGATTCTGTAAGAACATTGTTAAGAAACAACTGTCGTGTCTCTTCAAAGTTTGTTTTTCCTTTTGTTTTGTGTAAAGATATAATTTCTCTCCTGAATTTATCTTTACCAATCTTTCCTATATCTTCCTTCAATTCTGGGCAGGACCCATAATACTTTTTCCAATCACTCTCTTGCTTTACCTTTCGTTTCTTTCCCTTTGGGGTCCTAAATGACCAAAAATACTTTCTCCCAATGTACTGTCGTTGGTTTGTGAGATTGGTAATGAGATAAACAAAGCCAAAGTAATCCCCAACATCGCAACTATCAAAAGCTCGTTCCAAGAAAGTCCAAGGATTTTCATAATCGACCATTCATATTTTCCATAGTCTAGCATATTTAGACAAAAAAAGAGACCCTAAGGTCTCAAAATATATTATTCAATCTAAAATCCTCCTGCATATACGTTTACATTCGTTTTGTTTCAGTGTATCGCACTCGATTAAACATTCGTAATAGTCGTTAATTGCTTGATTGTCCACCTCCGATGCATCTAATGTAGATTCAAAAGATCTCCACTGATCTAGTTGAGATTTTGATAGTAAGTTGTGCATATTCATTCTCCTGTAAAAAAGTAGATCCATAATGTAGACAAGAGAGAGTCATCTTAACCTCCGTTATTCTGTACTATGTATACAGTTTGTGTGTAAATCAATACATTTTAGCAATAAAAATTTATGCCTACGAGTTTATACTCATAAAAAAAGACCCGAAGGTCTTAAAATTATTCAGGTTTAACTTTGAGTCTTAATACGTTATACCTCAAAACTTCATGAGGCAACCAGGGTTGAGGTCCAAATCTTAGCAATCTAAGATCATTTTCAGTCAGTTCGACAGTAGTATCTGACATTAATTTAATTGCCCATTGTTGCATCATAGTTTAAATTGTGAGAACGTATCTGCCTTGACATCTTGCTTGATGCCTCCAACTACATAAGACTCGACTTCCGTCTCTTGTGGTGCCACCTGGAGACCCTTAGAAGAGATCCAGTGCTCTGTCCAAGGTAGTGGATTATTCTTTGCTGGAATATCGTAGGTAGGTTTTAGACCAATAGACTTCATACGACGATTTGCAACCCACTCAACATAGTTCTTGAGTAGTTTATCATTCAAACCAATCATCGAACCATCCTTGAACAGATACTCTGCCCACTTCTTCTCTTCATTAACCGCACGATCGAACATAGCATACGTCCACTCCTCTTCCTCCTTCATGATCTGCTTCATATCAGGATCATCACCCTGCCTCCACTTATTCAGAATATTCTGAGTGATTGCTAGGTGTTGGTTTTCATCTCTTGCAATGAGTGAAATAATTTTTGCTGATCCTTCCATGAGCTTGAGTTCACCAAAGGCGAAACTACAAGCAAAACTAACGTAGAACCTAATACCCTCAAGAACATTAACGTTTGCAACTGCTCTGTAGAGTTTACGTTTGACATCTTTGATTTCCCATTTGGATGAAGGTGAGTCTCTAAAATCTTCTTGCCACATATTACCATTGCCCCAAGTTTGGGCACTATTGATAAAGTCATCATATGCACCTGTAACACTCGCAGCACGTTCTAGGATGCGAGGATCGGTGACGATATTATCGAAGATCTCAGAAGGGTCTGCATAGACATTCTTGATGATATATGTGTATGAACGACTATGGATCATTTCCATGAATCCCCAGACTTCCATACATGCTTCTAGTTCGGGTAGACTG